CACACCAACTTGGAGAAGGCGATCAAGTCGTATCTCAAGAGGTTTAAATTGGAGGACTTACGCTAAACAACATATCATATGTAGGCAATATGATATTTTGATGTGGTTCATTCTCTACTACAGGCGTGGAGGTTAGTTTCTCAAAAAATTGAAATGGATTAATATGACAAAGGGTATGACATCTACAAACCAAACAAACGCTTTCAAACTCAAAATGGCTATGAAGAAACCGACCAAATCCGACATCAAGGCTGGGCGTGTGTACCGATGCGAGAACTGCGATGCTTTCTGCAATGATTGGTGTCCGAGTATCACCCAAACCTTTGTAATGGGGCGTCCAACTGATGAAACTACGGATTATTATTGTACTGTAGCTTGTGCTATTAAGCACAGCCGAGACGGATTGCGGACTGATTACGAGGAAAATATTGAAGACCTAAAGGAATCAGAGACGGTTCTAAAAGAGGTGTTGCAGCGATACATTCTCAAAGGAAAGAAAAGCAAGACCCTCTTTCAAGCGATAAAGATGGTACGCCAAGACATAAAGACCCTCACTATGCTATTGAGTGGCGAGTATGCTCTACATATTATGAAGGTGGAGTTCTTCAAGGTTAGTGAGGCTGCTATGGACCTCGCCGAGTTGATCGCAGAAGAAGAAGATAATGAGTTCTGCGATGAACTTGATGAATACACAGAATACGAAGCTCAAAGCACAGCAATGTGGGCTCGTGCTTTGGCGGAAGACAAGGAAAAATCACTCTCGTTATGGTTCGACTAAAAAAACAAGAAACATCGACGATAAAGGTAAGTATAATTTTTTTTGATGTCAATTTTCTCTACTACAGGTGTGGGGGTAAGTTTCTCAAAAAATTGAAATGCTTTTTTATGACAAAGGGTATGACATCTACAAACCAAACAAACGCTTCAAACCGAAAACATGGCTACTCCCTTCAGCGGAATCACCAATATTGTTGAGTACATTAAGGCTAAATCACTTGATGATAAGAAGATGATTCTGCCCATTAGTGAGATTGACGGTGTCAGTTGTGACGCACGGTTTGATATGTCACGGCGTGGAAAGGTACAGCATGTAAGGTTTCAGATTCATGCTGATTACCAAGAAGAGAGTCTATTCTATAAAATCTTTGACGAGGAGACAACTCATGAAGATATTGTTGCCTTCATCAAGACGATTCGGAACATGAAATATTGTAAGACATTGAATGAGATCACTCTTGATCCTGCCCAAGACAATAAATATCACGAGAGGAAGTTCTTGGAGGAGCTACTAACTGCCGACGGTGAAGCATCTAATATTAAAACTTGCTACGACAAGTGTCCAGTGTGCTTGGATAATTGCTATAACAGGATTAGTTGCGGACACCATCTCTGTCTGCAATGTGAAAGCAAATTGACCAAAAAGGTATGTCCTCAATGTCGTGATGAGTACAACCGATTTCCAGATGAGGGCGATTATTAAAAAAAACAAGAAACATCTACGATAAGGTAAGTATAATTTTTTGTTCATTCTTTTACTAGAAGTATATAGGGTTATATACTATATATACTACATATCATTATTTTTTATTTACAGGGAAGGGAATAGAATACAGAGTATTCTATAGAAGAGTAGAGGGAAAGTAGGGAAGTAGGAAAGTAAGAAATCCTGCCCCAAATATGATAAAGTCCCTATAGGAGGGTCGTTAAGAAATAGTTTGTCAAATAGAGGGCAAGATTTCTTACTTTCCTACCTCCGCTCATTCAGCCTTGATGCCCTACATCTTCGTCATCAGTATCGCATTCTTCTACCTTCAACACTAGTCCGTGAATGCGTTCGCAATCGACTACCTTACCGTTAATTCTAGCCTGATTATTGCGGAACTGTTTCTTCAACACGATATGAGTATGAATCAAATCACTGAAGGCTTTCTTGTTCAGATTCCGCTTTTCTAGCTTGGTAAGGTTAGAATAAAGATCACTTGCCTTATACAAGTCAAACATGTCTTTGAGCTTGACAAACTGCTTGTCAAAATCAGCAGAGGGTTCATAATTCTCCATCACCCAGCCATACATCTCGTCGCTACCCAAAACATACTGTTTAGATAGGTTCTTAATGCGTTGAGGAATGTAAAGGGTCTTCTCTGCATTTTCCAAGATATAGTGAAACATAGCCGAAGCATGTTCTTTCTGCCAAGCATCAGTCTTGTAGAGAGTATTTCCTTGAAAGATGCCTCTACTCTCATCTACATCATCAGGGTTAGACACGAATGTGCTTTCAAACGGAATATCTACAATCCGTTCTAGGACACTCGTATCCATGCGACCGTTCAACAATGGTTTCTTGTTACACTCGACGACAGACACACAATGCAACTCTGTTTTGGTGTTCCCATTGTATAGACCACGAGCGGAGATTTCATTACCGCCAGTTATTTCTTTGATGATACCCATTTGCAATTTCGTTCCATCTTCAGGTTCGCTACTGACGACCATTCTTTTCTTATGCATATTCGCAAGTTCAGGATTAGCTCCAGTTTTTTTAACATCTTTGGTCAAAACTTCAATAGATAGCTTGTAGGCATACGCTCCTAACAGTTTGAACATAAGTTCGTTGATCAATCCCTTCCCGTTTCTGCCTCCGCCATTCGCAAGGAACAATTTCTCTGGATGCTCACCTGATAGACACATTCTCAACATGCTCAAATAACATTTTCCTACTTCAGGATCAGGAAAGATGCTTTCAAAAACACTTTTAACATTCCGCATTTGTTCTGTAGTTGGTTTAACATAATCATAACCAGTATTTTGAGTGATGTAGTCCTCTTTTTTGATGTCATACGCCTTCCCAGTCTGTAGATGAAACGCTTGATTTTTAAAAGCAAAGACATACGGCTTGTTATCAAATATGTCTTCGGTATCGCAATGATCGCTATACATTTTGTCAATTACAAAGCGAGTGACATTTGACACCTTATTTGTCTTACAGATTTCTTTGAGATTGTTAAGTGTGGAGATGTAGTCTTTGTCTTTTACAGTTTTCAAGATCTTTTCAAAATGTTCTCTGATAGTATCACCAATCATTGTTCGCAAAATGTGTGGTTCTTTCTTTTCGATAATCCTCCACTGATTTTTATAAAAGACATGCATTATACCGTCTGAAACGATGCAGCAGTCGCCTTTTAAGCCCCAAAACAATTCTGCGTAATCTCTGTCAGTCGGTTCTGTGGGGAATGGCTTTGCTGTCATCTTATGGTATTCTGTTGGATTAGATTTCTTGGCATAGAAGCGAATCGTACCCTCGCTTACAGTGATGAAATCTACCGAATATTGTTCCCACGCACTATCAAAGCCGCTTTCAGAATACCTGTCGCTTTTCTTTGACCACTCCCTAGCTTCTTCTTCAGTGAAACCGCATTTCTTCATGGCATAGACAATTTTGAGCCAATCATCTCGGTTATCGCAATATTCCATCGCAATCAATTCAGCCAATTGTTTCAGCAAGTCAATGTCGCTATTTGATTCGCCGACTTCCATATTTTTCTTTTTTGGTTCGAAAGTCCCTTCTTTGAAACATTTGTTGATTTGTTCTTGATAAAGATAGCATGGTTCATCGCCGAACCATTCTTTTCCTTCTTTTTCAAAAACCTTTTCACCTAGAAAGTCAATCTCGGCTGTAGGCAGTCCGATTTTCACGAGATTTTTCTTAAACATATCAACCTTTTCTTTTGGCATTTGCAGCCACACATGATATCCTTTAGTGTTGCCTACAGTGTAGAGGCTATCAATTTCAGTGTCTGCGTACAACTGCTCTAGAGAATAGTTAGGATCATCAATATCGATAACGACATAGTTCGTGTCTTTGAGATAATAACAGCATGAGATGTAGTAGCCGTCAATAAGTTTTTGCCTTGCTTGTTCTAGAGACCAGTTCTTGCCGATTCCACAAGGGACACCTTTTCCCTTAATGATTGGTAGAGTGATAAACTCGTGGGGGATTTCTTTGAGAAACGATGGTTGATTCATTCTTATATATATCCGTAAGATTATATTTATGTCAATTTTTAGACAATAGATATTATAGAAAGAAGTCGGGTTCAATTCTCAAAAGTTCCTTAACTGTTTGTTTATAACAATATCGCTTATGTTTGTCAATACGCTGGATTTCCCTATATTTCTCTTTATTGAGTTCTCGCCATTTCTTGACATACTCATAGTTTTTAGCGTGGGTCATAATTCTTACTTATATATATGTAAGATTTGTTTTTAACTTATTTAAAACAAGTCTTACATACTATATATAATGGAACTCAACAGCGAACAAACATATCAACTCCATAAGATGCTTAAGCGATCGAAAGCTTATGACACGATGACTCCGCAAATTGGCGATATTTATCTTTTTTCTTCTCTTGATGGTAAGAAGAGAGCTGTTTATTGCGATTCCAAAACCTTTTCTGTTTTTAAGGCTCATACACAAGAAGAAGAGTATATTGATGATGCTCCATATCGTAAGCGTCGTTATCGTAAGTAATTGATTTATTTTATATCCACATATATAAAATGACTATCACTCCAGCAAATCCGATCACGATTAAAATCCACAATAACGCCTACGCTCGATTTCATCAGATATTCTGTAGGTTTGCACGGAAGCCTATGTTCCAGTATCAATACGAGCAGAACACTTTGGCGACCTTTTGGACGGATCAAGAGACCGAGCAGATATATATTCACCCTGATGATTTCCGAGACTTTCATATCGCAACGGATATTAATGAACCTGCCTATGACGAGGTCATGACGATTGTCCAATACCCTGACTAAAATTATCTCCCCTATATGTATAATGCCACTCGATATTAAAGAACATAATCAAGACAAAATTAGCGTGAAAAACACGGCAAACAATTTAGATCAAAAACTCGCCGACCTTCCAGATCCGCTCCCTAATTACAGCGGATTTAATATGATTATAGCTGGAAGTAGCGGTTCAGGAAAAACAACACTACTCTATTCTCTCATGCTTCGGAAAAAAGTAAAGGGTATTAGACAGTCATATCGAGGTATTTTTGACCATGTCTATATCGTGTCTCCTACGATGGGAAGCAAAAGTATGAAGAAAGATGAGTTTTCTAAACTACCTGAAGATCAAATCTATAGGGAACTAAACATGGAAACGATAATGGATCTTGACAAGAGACTACAGAAGAACAGGGAAGACGATGAGCATAGTATTGTCATCTTCGATGATGTAGGCTCACAGCTTCGTAAGTCGGCACAGGTTGAAAAGAAGCTGGTGCAACTGGTTCAGAATAGGCGTCATCTGTTCACCAGTACCATATTTATCGTTCAAAAGTTTCGTGACCTTCCAACAGGACTTCGTTCTAATATGTCGCATTTCGCCACATTTCGTCCAAAAAACATGCCCGAAAGGGAGAGTATAATGTCTGAACTTTTTCCATTTAAGCGAGACGATACCGATCAGATTTTTGACTATGTGTTTGAGAAGGACGATGCGAAGGATAGGTTCTCATTCCTAATGGTTGATCTCTCGCTGAAGAAATCCTCAAAATATAGATATTTCAAGAATTTTAATCAACTTGAGTTTTAAAATCTCACCTTATGTATATATTCATGCCGATTCAAAAGAAGAAAAAGAAAAAGCCAAAGGCAAAGGAGAAGACACCAGCTGTCTCACAGAAGGTCACACAAATCGTCCGTGTCAATGTAGGAGATGTCAAGCCCAAGCCACGCCGTAGGAGAGCACCAGCCAAAAAGAAGGAACAACCATTTGCGTTTGGAGGCGGTGGCGGAGGCGGTGGTCTAGCTCAAGTTGTTCAAGCCCCACAGGCTACACAAGAGGTCTTACAACAGTCGAAGGAGTTAAGGGAGATAGTTAATAGATTACAGACATCACCAGCACAGCAGACCCTTCTAGGTTCAGAACAAGGAGGTCAGGCGGAACAACAAATTGCTTCTGCCGACCAGCCAGTGACGAGAGGACAATTCAGGCAGATTATGGGACAGTTTATCGGTCATCAAGGCGAACAAATGAACCTCGCAGGAGAACGACTTGAAGCTGTCCGCCAAGCGGTTCATGCTCTTGCCCAGCCAAGACAAGAAGCCGAAGTCCCAATTACTGAATTACACGACCCAGCACAAAACTTTGATTCGACTTTGGTAGAACCGCCAGTTAGCACTCCGATGCGAATGGGCAGAGGTAAGGCGAGGACGGCAGAACAAAATCAGAGCGACTTGGACGAATGGGCTGCTTCAGGTCTAACACAAAAAGAGTTTGCTCAACAGAAAGGAATCTCGTTCAACACCCTCTCAAAGCTCGCTGTGCCTCACGGAGGAATTAATCTCTACCGTATAAGTAAGGGGATCTCAACAAAGAAAAAGAAACGAGGGCAGGCAGCAGAGAGTGATAGTGGCGATGAAACTGATTTCTCGTAATTAAACTCAATTTATAATATCCACATAATCTATATGGAAAAACTACAGATTATGTCTTGTCATTGGAGCATGAACGAGTACGCCATAGTACTCTCGCAAAAGCTGGGCATTCCGCTAATTCAGGGCGAATTAAAACCAAAAGATGGAGATGTTTACATTGTTTTAGGCGGTCAGTACGCTACGGCTGGTCTCATCAATCTCCAACGAAACCACAAGGTCGGCTTTATCATTTACAACAGCGAAACGGTATTTAGAGACAAGTTCTATCTGCAACTTCTAAAATCAAATTGTGTGTTTGATTGTGAGCAAAGCACCACAGATGTTCTAAAGAAGGAACATGGAATTAATGTTTTGTCCCATTTTTTCTACGAGTTTATCAAAGTTGAAGGATCGGATAAGCCTGTAGACATCGGCATCATCACCAAATCAGAAACAGAACTGGTAGCAAGGCTACGAAAGAAGAACCCTGAAAAAGTAATCAAGCATGTTCTCCTCAAAGATATTAAGAACCCTAAAGAGCTGAAGGAGCTGATGTCGTCTTTCAAAACATATGTCAACATCTACGAAGGGAGCTTTAACAGCTATATGATAAATCAAGCTCTTGCTTGTGGTTGCCGTGTCGTGTCTCATAACCAAGCCGATTCATACACCTTGAAGTTTTATGACGACTATTTAACCACGAGAGATATTCTTGAAGAATACATCTCCAGTTCAGATTCTATCGAAGAGCATGATTTTAGCAGTGACGAAGACTTCAAGCCGTACGACGAGCTAATAAAGCAATTAACTCGCATGATGACTGGACACAATCATTGCATCATCTCAAGAATTATTAAATGTTGATATACTATATAATGAGCTTTACCAACAATATCTTTGGAGGCGTACCACAGAACGAAATGGTATTCACAACCTCGAACATTTCGAGCGATAATGCATCGTTCATCAATTTATCAGTTTCAGATTCAGCAACCATCACCAACCTAACCACGATCAACTGGTCACAGCCTAATCTCAACGCTTCTACCGTAGTCACCGACACGCTCGTCGCCACAAATACTTCAGCGGTCAACCTTGATGTGTCAGGCGTCATGAATGTGTCCGATCTTAATATTAGTGATCTGAATGTGAGCGACATCAGCGTAAGCACATTGAGTGTCGGCGACATAGTTATTGACGAGGCAGAAGTAACGACTCTTCGCTTTGATGATGTATCCAATGCAAATTATAGCGAGGTACAGCGAAATAATGACACGCTCACGATTGCTGGTGGATACGCAAATGCACAAGGAATAGAATACACTGGCGATATAGCCTTCACACCATATAATCTCTCTAACGCCACACCACCGAGCATGGTGGTTCAGGCATCAGATGGGAAAGTTTATATTCCCAATATGTCGGCATTAGATATCAACACCTCAAACATAAGTGTCGCAACTCTAATGACTACAAATCAACTGACGGCGACTGGGTTAGCACAATTCCAAAGCACCCTTTCTGTTATGAACCCAACATCTCAATCGCAGAACTTTTTCTGGAATACGCAAGGAACGACAGCATTTCAATTGGGTAATCTCGCATTAGTAGATTTTAATATCGGCAACGATGCATCTAATCCAAACAAAGGAATTATCGTGAGAGGCGGCACAAACTCGTCGGTTGAAATCCCTATCCTCACCGCAGACAATCTTTCTTCCACAACAGCGAACATCTCCACGCTTAATGTAAGCACAATCAATGTAGCGGATATAGATGTTCCAGACATCAACACATCACAACTCAACGCCTCCAATATCTCCGTAGATGTAAACCTTCGAGTCTTTGGAACAACACAGACAGATACATTAGAAGCAAATCTCATGACGGCAGGTTGTGATATGACAAGCACACTTGAAACCAGTACGAACATGTATTACCCAAATAATTTATTGATTGATTATTCCGCACCACAAGTCGCAACCACGATTGAATTGAGTTCTAACCTATCCCTCAACGACATAGAACTTCTCCCTGATTTAGTGACAGCGGCAGATCCAACTTTCTCTATGTTGAGCGGAACGGCACAGATAACCAACGCCAATATCAGCACCCTAACATGCGACCAAGCAAACGCCTCACAAGTCAACGCTTCAAATATCTCCATAGATGCGGATTTATCTGTTGGCGGTACAGCAACAATAACAGATGCCGCCATCACAACCCTAACATGCGACCTCACACCCAATCTAACGGCTGGGACTGGAATCACCATTACCAGCGTCGGTGGGAAACCAACAATCTCTTCATCGACCGCCATAACAGACCCTCTCAATTTATCAACCCTCAACGCCTCCCAAGTCAACGCTTCCAATATCAGTATAGATGAAAACTTATCGGTTGCTGGGTATGGGTATGTGAGATGGGATTTAAATGTGAGTAATACCCTATACACCGCAGCGAATGTCGATGCTGGTAATTCAGTCTTTGCTAATGCGAATATGATTGCTGGTGGTAATGTTACATCTCCTGTTTATAATTTCAAACGAACTCCTGCTGATGGTGGATTGACTATGGCGACTTTTGCTGCGAATGCGAACTCTCTTGATTTGTCTATGAGTTATGACTGGAACATTTATAAGAGCAACAATACTGGTGTAAGACTTATGCAGTTTGATTTTAGTGCTGGGAATGTAAACATGAGTAACGCATCAATCAATAATTTATCGGTCACATCTGTCATCACCACTCCTGATGCGACTATAACTGATTTGGTAATCCCTGGAACAGTTTCTATCCCTGGAATCCTCAACCACGATTTCTCCAAGAATGTCACGGCAGGGGCTGGGATAAACATCACACATGTTGGGAATCAGATGACGATCGCCGCAACTGCTTCTGGTGTGACTGACCCACTCAATCTATCAACCCTCAACGCCTCCCAAGCCAACGCCTCCAATATATCTGTCGGCACAATCCAACCAGGTTTAATCAACGCATCTGTAACCAATACCGAGTTTTTAAATGTGAGCGGTTCGGCAGCATTCCTCGGAGACGGTCTCACTGTGTACGGACAATCCGCAGTACAGAATATAAGCACCGCAAATATAAGTTCATCAGCATTTATTACAGCGGTAGGTGATATAAGAGCAGGAGGAGGTATTAAAGCGACTGGCGGTTCAGGTCTTTTTTCAACTGGTGTAATCCATCTAAATAACGCTAATGATGGGACTGGTGATACTTTGGAGATGTATTACACTGGTACGCAGTTTGGAATGGGAACGGTAAGTGGGAAAGACTTTACGATTAACGCAGGATACAATACAGGAGGTTTAGTCATAGATGGAACTCTAAATAATGTAAACATGAGTAATTGTTCCATCACTAATTTAAGTTTGGATACACTAACTTGTGACCTTACCAGCAACCTGACTGCTGGGACTGGAATCACCATAACATCGGTAGGAGGCAAACCAACCATCACGGCAACTGGCGGTGGCGGTGTGACCGACCCATTAAACATATCCAAATTGAACGCCAGTAATATCTCGGTAGATGAGAATGTAAGCATAACAGGGAGACTCGCCGTTGGTGGTGTGGATTTCAGACATGAGGGAACGAACAATCTAATTTCTTATCTTGATGTGAACGGACCTTCTATGAAGTGGTATTTAAATAAGACAATGGATTTTAGAAAAGATGATGCGAATGGAATAATTTTTATGAAATTAAATCACTCATTAGAGAATGTAAATATATCTAACTTATCAACTACTAATGTTTCCTCTACCAAATTAGATGTAACTAATCTCTCGGTAGATACTGGGATAACCACAACAACTTTGGCGGCAACAGGCAACATACTCACAGAGGATAGTTTCACATTTCGGACAGATGCATTCACAGCATTCACAATAACCAACAGCACCAATCCCACAGAGTATAGACTATCAACGACAAGTAGCAACCAAGACATACGGATATGTAATGCGACTGGAGCTGGAGGTCTTCTCTTCGACGCTGGAAATAACGACATAAACATATCCCAACTCAACGCTTCCAATATAGATGTAGACGCAAACATAACAACCGACACCTTAACATGCGACCTCACACCCAATCTAACAGCTGGGACTGGAATCACCATAACATCGGTAGGAGGCAAACCAACCATCACGGCAACTGGCGGTGGTGGAGGTGTGACCGATCCATTAAACATCTCCCAGCTCAACGCAAGTAATATCTCGGTTGATGAAGATGTAACTATAACACGAGATTTACAAGTTCAAAGATATTTTGACAGCGGACGAC